CCTTGGCATCCGCTTATCCCAGTTTGAGAAATCGTAGGCAACGATGTTCGGCAACTCAGTTAGTTTATTGTAGAGTTGTTGAAAGTCCTTTAGCGGGTCAATCCCGGCCGTCCAGCTGTGGGTAAACAGATGATTTTGTATCTGGCCCACAGCGAAACCGCCGTACATTTTTGATATGACAAGCTCCGGAAAGTCAACATTTGAAAAGATTCTAATCTTTCCATCCTTAATTACCTTGTGCGCTGGTAACAATTCATCTTTTCTAGTTGCCAACACGGGAAAAACAATTTTCCGCGGGTTTTTCTGAAAATCGCGCAAGATAGCTAAGAGCCACTGAGTCCCTGGGTGATCTTTCTTTAGATGATATTGACCACCATCGTCTTGAACAAATAATTCTCTTTTCTTTTGAACATTGTAAAGCAGTTTGAGGGAAGCCCCTACTGAAGCTTCCATTGCCAAATTGCCCACTTTTGAGAGTGGGTCAGGCCCTTTTACGCCGTTTATGACTTCATGAAGTGAGAGCACCCTAACACAGTTATCATCCTCAAAAAGTGTTGAGAGGTAGTTTGGATACTCTGAAAGCATTTCCGAGAGATATTTAGGTATTTCTTTCTCTCTGATGCACATCTTCTTGATCTGGGTAAACCCTCTGCACTTGGTTCCATTTGGGCTTGTTGACCACTTATCGACATCCTCAGGCTTGAAGAAGCTGAATTTTTGGATTGATGGTATTTTCTCTGGTGGATTCGAAAACATCACAGGTGCTGCTGTGAAAGCTGTTTTTCCTGATCCCCCTGCAAACAGCTTTTGTGAGTGCCCTATTAACTCAAGTCTGTCATTAGCAACGAAGGGGAGTCTTTCAGAGGCTCCTTCAAATCTTTCTGCCATCCTCGTGTCCATTATCCCCCACTTGGTTTCCTTGAAACTTAATTCTGGCAAGTTCATTTGCTGCTGGGGTGTGAGTGCGATGTTTATCACCTCCCGAGTCACAATTGATGCCCCTGTGTAGTTGAGGGAACTTTGCGCGAAGCAGTGTATTCCACAGAATACTCTTGTTCCAAGTCTGTTATCCAGAAGTAGGTATGGAAAACCGCAATCACCGTTATAAGTGATGGGTCTGTTAGAGGGCAAACGTGCTGTCATGATGTTCATGCACATAGACCCGACTTTCATCTTCT